CTTTAAAAGCAGAGCTAGTTAAAGATGGCGCTTATGTTTCAGGAGACTTAGCGGAGCAAATAGAGTTTAGTTCTATAATCAATGGGCAAGGCTTTGTATTTACGCTTAGACTTAAAGACTATTACGATTATGTGAATAAGGGTGTAAGTGGAACAGAAAAGAAAAGAAATACACCCTATTCTTATATGTCTAGCTCTAAGATACCTTTTTACTTTGCCAAAAGGTGGATGAATAATAAAGGTTTGTTTTTACCGAAAGGCACAGCTTTTTCAAGTATGGCAACTAGGAAAACTTACAAAGTAGGTTCTAAGGACTCACAGGCTTTTGCAATGGCTAGAAGTTGGAAAGAGAAAGGAATAAAAGGCAATCATTTCTACGATAAGGTAGTAACAGAAAAGAGACTAGACAAACTTAAAAAAGACTTAGCAAGTGCAGCAGCAGGAGATATGAAAACAGTAATAACAGACAGCTTTAAAAGACTTAAATAATGGCAATAGTAATAAATGCAACCCCTAAGGACTTTGCTCCTGTTTACAATAAAATGGAGTATCTTATTACATCCGATAATACAGCACAGCCTAACTTTGCTCACTTAGTAGATATCTATATAAATGGCTCAGTAACTAAAACTGTAAGACTAAGGATACCAGTAAGACCATCCGATAGTAAAGGAAAGGTAGACATCCATAGAGTGTTAGAGTCGGCTTTAACTAGTAACGTAGGTAACCCAAGCCCTACAGCAGATGAAGGAACTTATAATGCAGATAATAGCTCACTAACTTATATAGTTAAGTTTGGCGAGGAGTATGGAGCTACAGTAGTACAATATCCTGACCTTACAGTAGACTCAAGCAGAAAGGCTTTTAACGCATCTTTAGAGAAGCGACCTTTTATTGATTGGGATGTTACCGAGTATGAAATGGATGGAGTTACTAAGAAATTCCTTACTAATATGCCCGATAATAACAAGGTATCTTTAAACTCTCACGGATGGCTATACTATAAAGAGGAAACTACATTGAGTATGTTTAGCGTTGTTACATTTGATTCAGCAGGAGCAACTATTGACGCTTTTAAAATAGACGCATCTACTACGAGCGCAGACATACAGTATTTGCCTAGTTCTCCTGCATCTTTAAATAATATAGACAATGCAAATATAATACTAGGAGCGCAGCCTATTATAGATTCTAGCGTAGCATATTACGAGGTATATGTTGGCGCACCCTCTCAAGTATCCGAAACTAGAACTTTTGTACTAGAGGAGTCCTGCAAGTACAATACAAATACTTTAATCTTTCAAAACAACTTAGGAGCATTCGATAGCTTTACATTCTATTTAGGAGATACATCTACTACAGCGATAGAACGAAAGGATATGAAGGTAAACGTAGACACGGTAGTAGGTACTGATATTGTCTATTCAATGAATGAGAGAGAAAAGGTAACTTACTACACAAAGAAAAGCACTACAATTAAGTTAATGTCAGATTGGATAACAGAAGCAGAAAGCAACTGGTTATTAGAATTAATCTCTAGTCCTGAAATATACTTACAAGAGGGTAACGAATTAACAGCAGTCGCTAAGATTAAAGCAACTAACTACACTAAAAAGAAAGTAGTAAGGGATAAACTATTCAAAATAGATGTAGAGCTAGAGCTAGGGTATGACGATTACAGACAACGTATATAAATGGTTACAGAAAAGTTAATAATAGAAGGGGTTACTATTCCGATAGATAAGGGTATTTCTACGGTGCTAACTTTTAGTATTAAGGATATACAGCAGCCCGATAAGGTTAAATCTAGCTTTAGTAAAACCATTAAGCTACCGGGAAGTAAAGCAATAAATGATAAGCTAAATTTTATATTCGAGGTTAATTCAGATTCTACCTTTAACCCAAATTTGAAACTAGATGCAGTTTACTATCAAAATGACATTGCAGTATTTAGTGGGTTTATTCAGTTAAAAGACATCCATAAAAAAGACTATAATCAAGTAGAATATAGTGTAGTGCTATTTGGAGAAACTGCAAACATATTTAGAGAGCTTGGCAATAAGTTCTTAAATGATGCAGGAATGAATTGGGATGAATTAGACCACGACTATACAAGGGTTATACAAGAAAATAGTTGGGATACTAGTTACATTCTTAATGGAGCAGTAGAACCTTTCCAGTATGGAAATGGCTTTACCTACCCTATGATAAACTATGGCAATGATACAGATATAAACGTATATAATGTTAATGAGATGTTTCCTGCTGTATATGCTAAAGAGTATATAGATAGAATGTTTGCAGATTCAGGATATACCTATACATCTACTTTTTTTAACGATTCATTATTTAGACATTTAATTATTCCTTTTAATGGTAAGGAATTTAAACCAACTCAAACAGACCTAAGCCCTAGACGAGTACAAGCAAACACTCCTTTATTCGTATCTAGCGGAGTGGATAATTACAACCTAGATAGTTCTTTAGGTGGGCAAGTATTTTTTGACTCAAACGATATATGGCAAATGAATGATTTGCGATTCTCTAATGAAACACTAGACGCTAATAACCAATATAACCCAGCTACAGGAGTTTTAACAGTAGGAGCTAGTGGCTTTTACCGAGTTTCTGTAGATGTTACTGTACAGATGGAAACAACTCCAAAAGCAGGAGCAGCACTACCGAACAACATAGTAAGTGATAGAGACCCTATGTTTATAAACCTTTTAAATATAAAAGCAAACGGAGCTATTCAAAATGGACTATCTACTAATACGACAGCTCCTACTCCTTTATCTCCTGCTGTAACTTATCAAACTGCTAACCCTACGACTTATCCTAATAATGATTTTAAGCAAGGGGTTACTACTGTTTCTAGGAATTATAACCCCCCCAACAGATACCAGTTAAGCGTAGATGTACAATTACAAGCAGGAGACTTAATAACTGTAGACCTATGGACTGCGTGGTATGCTCAGGCAGGAGGCAATTATGCGAGTACACCTTATTATGACATTGTAAGTGGAGATAGATATGACGCAGATTTTAAGGTTATTTTAACAGATGCAAACTTTTCATTTAATATATTAGATTCTTTATACACAGAGGGCGACACTATAGATATGTTTTCTGCTATTCCTGACAAGGTAAAACAAAGAGACTTTTTAACATCCATTATTAAGATGTTTAACCTCTATATGATACCTGACGAGAGCAATCCTAAGAATATTATAATAGAAACTAGGGAGGACTTTTATACTACAGATGTAATAGACTGGAGTCAAAAGCTAGATTATTCTAAAGAGCATACTTTAACACCGACAGGAGTAACTAATAAACAGAAATACATATACACTTATAAACAGGATAGCGACTATTACAATAAGAAGTACGAAGCTAGTTGGCTAGATATTTACGGAAGTAGAAACGTCTACCTAGAGAATGACTTTAATAAAACAGACCATAAGACAGAGCTTATCTTTTCTCCTACTCCAATGGTAGGACAGTTAGACAACAATAGAGTTATAAGTACTATAATAGATGTAGACCAAACATTACAGCAAAAGACTATTAAATCAAATATCAGAATACTTTACTATTCAGGTTTAAAAGATAGCGTTATTAATTGGGTACACGAGGCAATAGCAGGGAATGTATTTAGAGGCGAGTATCCTTATGCTGCACATTTCAACGACCCATTCAACCCTAGCATTGATATTAACTTTGGACTACCTAGAGAGATATACTACGATAACACCTACGGAAGTATTACGGTAACTAATAACAATTTATATAATGCTTATCACAGAAAAGAATTAGAGCAGCTTACAGACAAGGATAGCAAGATATTTAAAGGGTATTTTTTATTAAACCCTACAGATATTATAAACCTATCTTTTAGACCTAGTTACTTTTTTGAAAATGAGTACTGGACTTTGCACAAAGTTATGTATGGCAGTTCCGTTTATCAACCTAGTAAGTGCGAGTTTTTAAAACTAAAAGCAGTACCTACTCCTAGTATAATAACAGAAGAACTAATAGGAGGACTAGGCTTTATAGGAGATGAAGAAATACCTATAATGGACGAGGATGTATTCTCTGGAGATAACCTGCTTTCTATGAAGTCAAGCAATGTAGAAGGGTTAAACAACTTTATAGATAAGTCTGCAATGTACGTAGATATTAAAGGAGATTCTAACAAGGTATTCACAAACAGTAAAAACATAACTATACAAGGCGACAGCAATACTATATATTCTGACTTAGAAAATGTAACCCTAATTAATACTAATAACGTAACAGTAACAGAGTCAAATGTAACCTACATTAATGGAGAGATAAAAGGAACAGGAAGCGTAGTAACCATAGATTCAAATACTACAGCAGACGAAAAGGTAAGTACTTATTTGTGCGATACATCAGGAGGTAGCTTTATTATTTCATTGCCTGACTTTCCGACTGTTGGGAAGGTATGGAACTTTAAAAAACTAGCATTAAACAATACAGTACAAATAAGAGTAAACGCTCCTAACTCAATAGATGGGCAACTAGTTAAAAACATAAACGCAATTAACAACTCCTATACATTACAATTTGATGGAGCAACTTATAAGATAATATAATGACATACATACCCGACATATATAGCGGAGTTAATTATATAGCTCCTAATTCAATTCTAACTATTATACAATATAGTCAAATGATTAACTATGGCGGTTTAACTATCTCAGGTACTCTAGTAATCAATGGCGACTTAATTTTAAAATAACAAACAAATGGCACACATACAAATAGGAACAGCAGATGGTAGCACTTTAGGCAACCCAATAGCAGGAGACTTTTACATCTTCATAGATAGTAACAACGCAAATAAATACACGCTAAGAAATAGCTCAGGAACTGACACTATCTTAGGAGGTGGAGTAGCTGCAACTCTTTATGGTTTATATTCTCAGACTGTACAAAGTGCAACTATTAACACAGTAGGGGAGCAGTCTATTGTAGGGAGTGGAGTAGGAGCATTAACAGTTCCTGGAGGTTTCTTTACTGTTGGGGATTCTTACCACGCTAAAATAGGTGGAGTCCTCAATGCTACTGGAGGCGGTAGTCGTTCAGAATTAATTGTAAACATTAAAAGCGGTGCAATCGTTCTAGCGAGTACAGGGGTGTTTGATTTAGATACCGCAACAAATCAAGGGTGGGAATGTGAATTAGATTTTACAATAGCAACCATAGGAGCTAGTGGAAGCATCTGTACAAATGGAAATTTTGCTTATGTGAAAGATAATGACCGAAAAGTAAGCGGATATATTTTTCAAGATGTTCAAACAATTAATACAACCATAAGTAACACCTTAGACATAACTGTAGAATGGAACGTATTAAACGCAGGAGATGACATATACAGCGCAAACTTTGTATTATTTAAAACTTACTAAGATATGGCAGACGATAAATTAGCATTAAGTATAGAGATAGAAGCTGATAGGGCGCAGATGTCTCTAGGCGAACTAGAAGCAGGGTACAAGGGTTTAAGAACACAGCTAGAAGGCACTAATAGAAGAACAGAGGAAGGTCGGAAAGAGTTTAAAAGAATAGCTACACAAATGGCTCAGACTAGTACCGAGATAAAGAATATGGAACTCGCTTTTGAAGGTTTAGACAAAGAGCAGGTTGCTAGTGAACTCGGAAGCGTTGCGGGAGGTATTGGAGATGTAACAGCTAGTCTAGTCTTAATGGGTGGCGAGAATGAAACTATAGAGCAAATGGCAGCAAGTATAGAAACTGCTATGGCTATTTCTATGGGTTTAAAGGGAGCTATAGAGGGGATGAGTTCTGCTCAAAAGCTATGGACTAATGTACTTAAACAAAGTACAGCAATGCAGAAACTTTTAACCTTTGCTACTAAAGCGTGGGGTAAAGCATTAATAGCAACAGGGATAGGTGCAATAATAGCATTAATAACTACTCTAGTTGTCTATTGGGATGACTTAACGGTAGCTATTGGACTATCTACTAAAGCGCAAAAGCTAAACAACCAAGTAACTCAAGAAGCTATAGACGCTGTAGGCGACGAAATAAGCGCATCCGATAAACTACAAAAGACTTTAAACGATGAGTCTAAAACAAGGGAGGAGAAGAATAAGGCTATTATAGCATTACAAGATGAATACCCTAATTTACTTTCTAACATAGACACAGAGAAAGACAGTATAGATGACATAAATAAGGCTTTAGTATTAAACACTAAATTAGTAATGTTAAGGGCAGAGCAGGAAGCTCTAGCATCGTTAAGGGCTGAACAAACAAAGGAACAATATAAGTCTAGAATAGAGGCGCAGACAGGAGTCAATAAAGGTTTATACGAGGAGGCTTTAGGGCTTGTAACAGTATTTGAAGCTCAAGACTTTGCTACAGCAGCAACCAATAAATCTATCGCAGCTAATCAAAAGCAAATAGAGGTAATAGATGAGTTAGCCGATGCTAAACAAAAAGAGATTGACGCATTACTAGAAGCAGGAGCAGTAGGCGAAGTTGAAATAAAGCAAGAGGAAAAAAGAGAAAAGAAACGAGATGAATGGAAAAAGAAAAAAATTGAGGATAATAAAAAGCTAATAGAAGATGCTAAAGTCTTAGCAGAATTTGAGGAGGAACAGGCAAGGCTAAAGATAGAACTTATCCAAGACGAGGGAGAACGCAAAAGGGCAGAGATAGAATATAACACCCAGTTAGAACTTGAGGCTTTAGAAAAGAAAGGGCAATTAACTTTTGACGCTGAAATGCTTATAGCTCAAAAGAAACATAAAGCACTAGCAGACTTAGAGAAAGAGGAGGATGCTAAAAGGTTTGCATTAGAAAAAGAAGCTCAAGCAAAAAGAGATGAATACGATAAACTACTATTTGACGCTAAGGTAGCAAATGAGGTAGAGGAAACAGAAAGACAGAGACTACAGATAGAGGAGGACTTTCAAAACAATATAACAGAATTAGAGGAGCAGGGTCTATTAACTACAGAGTTAGAGATAGAGTTATTAATGGCTAGAGAAAGTGCTTTAGCAGAAATTAAACAAAAAGCAGAGGATGATGACGAAGAAAGGAGGCAGAAGAACTACGAAGCAGGTAAGCAATTATTAAGCTCTCTATCTGCTTTAAATAGCGCAGCCTTAGATAATGATTTAAAAAAGGCAGGAAATAACGAAGCTAAAAAAGAGAAGTTAAGAAAGGCGAGTTTTGAAAGGGAGAAAAAGTTAAATGTAGCAATGGCTTTAATTAATGGCGCTCAAGCATTAACAAGCATATTTGCACAGTATCCTAAATTTGATGGAGGGTTTGCAATGGTAGCAGCTTTGGCAAGTTCTGTAATTACAACAGCAGCAACTATAGCTAAGATTAAAGCTACTACTTATCAGGGTGGTGGAAGCCCTGCAACTCCTGAAACAACCACAGAGCCTAGACCCGATGGAGCAGGAGCAGGAGGTAACGGAGCATCTATAACTCCAGTTAGTAACACTAGCACAATACTAGGAACTCAACAGGTATATGTAACTGAAACCGATATAACAGAAACACAAAATAATGTAAGCGTAATAGAAGAAAGCGCAACTTTTTAAAATATAAGAATATGGAAAAGATAGAAGTATTTGAACTGGTAATAGACACCGATGACGAGTCTGGAATTTCACAAATAGCATTTGTAGATTTCCCTGCTATTGAGTCTAATTTCTTACAGTTCACAGAACAAAAAGAACATAAATTTAAAATTAAAGACGAGGAGAAAAGGATAGTAGAAGGGTACGCAATGATTAGCCAACTGTTAATACCTCGCATAGATGAGAACGGTAAAAAGTTCTTTGTTAAATTCTCAGCTAAAACAATAGAGCAGATAAGAGAAAAGCAGAGTAGACTAGGTCTTAATAATTGTTTTAACCTTATGCACGATTCAGAGAATAAAGCAGAGGGCGTATATATGTTAGATAACCTTATTATAGATAATGAAAGAGGAAAGGTAGCACCTAAGGAATTTGAGAAAGTACCAAACGGTTCGCTATGGATAAGTGCGAAAGTTGATAACGATGAAATATGGAACGCAATAAAGGCTGGAGAGTTCTCGGGATTTAGTGTAGAAGGGTTATTTAAGCAACTAGAAAGCGTTTCAATGGACGAAAATTTAATTAATAAAATAAGGGAAACTATACAAGACTTTGAAAAAAGTATAGAGGACAATGTACAACTAAGTAACAAACAAACAATAGATAATATGAGTAAAGAAACTTTAGACAAAGTAAAGAGCTTAATTTTTGGCGAAGAAACAACAGAGGTAGCTGTAGAGGCAACTCCAGAAGTAACTGAAATTAAGTTAATGGCTGCTGAGTTAGCAGATGGTACAATGGTAAATATAGACCCTGCTTTAGAAGTTGGTGCAGTAGTTACTGTTGAGGTAGAGGGCGAAGTAGCTCCAATGCCTAACGGAGAATATCCACTAGCAGACGGAACAATAGTAACTATTTCAGAAGGTGCAATATCTGACATCAAAGAAGTAGAGGCAGAGGAAGAGGAAGTAATGGAAACAGAAGCAACGCCAGTAACTGAAACAGTAACAGAGGCTAAGATTAGAAAAATAATCGAAAGCACAGAAACAGTATTCGCTAAGGTTGAAACTTTAGAAACTGAATTAGAAACAGTAAAAGCAGAATTTGCTAAATACAAAGAGGAAAGCGACACAAAAGAAAAAGCTATGTTTACAGCAGTAGAGGAACTTGCAAAAGAGTCTAGCGTAGCACCTATCAAAAAGAAAAGAAGCGGAGTTATATCTCCTAAAAAGAAATCAATTTTTACAGTAAACAAATAATAAAAAAAAATAATTATGGCATTCGACGTAACGGCACTTAGTGCATATATTGAACAAATGGACTTTCCTTTGATTGCACAGATGCAAGCGACAGGAGGATTAGCAGAAGTAGCTAACATCCAAACAGGAATTAAAGGAAGCTCAAACCTACAGTTTTTATCTACAGACGTAGTATTTGGAGCAGATGGCTGCGCTAGAGTAACAGGAGACGCAACAGTATTTTCTCAGCGTACTATTACAGTAGGAGCTATTCAAGTAGCAGAGGATTTATGTGTAAAAGCTCTTAACGGATACTGGGCGCAAGTTCTAGTAAAACAAGGAGCAGCAGGAGAGGAAGAATTGCCAATGGAGATTGAGGCAATTTATATGGAGAAGAAAATGAACGCTCTTAAAAATCAACTTGCGATATCAGACTTTCAAGGAGATTTGCTTAGTGGTGTGAACAACCTATCATTTTATGACGGCTTGCTAGTTCAAGTAGATGCTGATGGAACTGTAATAGATGGTAACACAGGAGCAGTAACAGTAGCAACTGGAATTTCTAGCTCTAATGTACTAGACATCTTAGATGGTATGTGGGAGTCTATTCCTGACAATATCAGCGAAGCAGATGACTTGTCTTTGTGGGTTCCTACATCAGTATATAAAAAGTATGTAGTAGCACTTAAGAACGCTAACCTATTTCATTATTCAGGAGATGGCGAGCAAGTTAAACTTTACGGAACAAACGTAGCTTTACGTTCTACTGTTGGACTACCAAGCGCAGCAGGAACAGAGAGAATGATTTTGGCTAGAGATAGCGGAATAACTATAGGAATGGATGGAGATTCTGACGAGGACGCAATGAGCGTAAGATTAGACCCAGTATCTGAGAAAAGCATTTTCTTCGATTGTACGTTTAAGCGGGGAATTTCTTATAATTTTGGAAATGAAATTGTAGAATTTACATTAATTCCTTAATAGGACTTTAACAATAACTTAAGAAGGGGTGGGTAATTGCCTAACCCCTTTTTTTATAAACACTAAAAAAAAGAAAATATTATGGCGTGTGCATTAACTCAAGGAAGGGCAATCGATTGCAGAAATTCCACAGGCGGGGTAGAAGAAATTTTAATAGCTAACTTTGGAGATATCACTATTGATACAGTAGCAGCAGGAGTAATTACTGCGCTAACCCAAGCAGCAGCTACTAGCTTTTATCGTTACTCCTTAGAAAAAGAAAACGGAAGTTTAGTAGAAACACATACAGGGTCTTTAGAGAATGGGACTAATGTTTATGATTCTGTCTTAGACTTTAACACTAAAAACTTAACAGCATCAGAAAGCGAGGAGCTAACACTTTTAGACCAAGCTAGATTGTTCGTGATTGTAAAAGATATGAATGGAATTTATTGGACTGTAGGAGCATATCACGCAGCAGATAAACTAAGCGGTACATCTGTAACTGGTGCAGCGTTTGGAGATTTAAATGGCTTTACGTATTCAATAAGCTCTAAAGAGTCTGTTAGAATGTTGGAGGTAGATTCTACTGTAATTGCAGGTTTAACAATAGCATAGTTTTAAACAACTAATTAAGGAAAGGGTAGCGTAATTGTTACCCTTTTTTTATGCTCCAAAATAAAATACTTACAAAAAAATTAGGTTTTGTCAATAATTGCCTAGAGCTATTTTAAAGCGTTTTAAGACACTTTCGCCTTTCGTTAGTATGTTACCATTAAAAAAAATAGTTCGTAGAAAGCCCATTTCTATTGGGCTGTAGAGCTAAAAATAAACAGTTAAAAATTTGGTTAATTAATTATTTTTTATTATAGCCTTTATTTTATACAACTAATAAAAATTTTTACAATAGATAATATGGAGTTAAAAGATGAATACAAAAGAGGCGGTTCTGTCTATCATAAAGTAGTCGGACACGTTGCCATAGTAAACGATGAAAAACAGTTTGCTAAATATAAAAAATTGGGCTTAGATGTTTTTAAAGCTGAGAAGAAAAAGAAGGAAAAGAAAGACAAAAGTGATTCTGAGTAATGCCTATTTTAATAAACGAAAATACTACAAGCAATCTAACTTTAACACTAAAGGAAAAGAGTACACTATCTTCTCCAGTTTACCTATTTCAATTTAGGAACGTAACAGAGAAAGTAAGTTACTATTGCATAATGTCAGATACTAGCTTATTCAAGGATAGATACAACGAGTTTGTATTTACAGAGGGAACAGACCTACCTTTAGTAGGGGAGTTAATTTTAGGAGCAGGAGGACAATATGAGTACTTTGTTTACGAACAAACTAGCTCAACTAACCTAGACCCTGAACTATCAACAGGCTTAGTAGAAAGTGGACTAATGGACTTAGAGCGTGCAAGCACTACCTATAATCAGCACGAAATAAATCAGACTTACACAACCCATCAAGTACAATGATGAATAAAGAAAATATTTTAATCTTTAATTTTGAGGCTAACAAGCCACCAGTATTTAAAGAGGAAAGAGGAAAGGACTATATCGTATATGGTACAGAAGCACCTTATAAGAATTTATACCCTGACTATTTAGTAGAATTATACAATACATCAGGAAAGCATAACTCTATTATTAACGGCAAGACTAACTACATAAGCGGTAGAGGTTGGAAAGTAGACCAAACAGTAAGAACTTTAGAGGACAAAGTAAAGCTAGAAGGGTTTATACAGCATCCTGGAAACGACTCACTATTTGAACTTACTAAAAAGATTGTAAAAGATAACGAGTTGTTTGGTGGTTATGCTTTAGAAGTTATTGTTACAAAGGATGGCAAAGGTCTTATAATTAATCACATTGACTTTGGAGACATTCGCGTAGGAGTAGAGGAGGACACTTATTTTTATACCTCAGACTGGGCAAGTAGAAAGCCAACCTCAAATGAGGACTTTGAAACATTAAGCTCTTTTCCTTTTGATGGTTCAGCAGTTAAAGGAGAAAGATACATTTGTTATTACAAGAGTTACAGACCTAATCTAAAAGAGTACCCTTTGCCAAATTACATAAGCGGGATAAATTACATAAAAAGTGATTACGAGGTTTCCAACTATGTATTGAACTCAGTATCAAATGGTTATTCAGGTGGTACGATTTGGAACTTTCATAATGGGCAACCTACTCAAGAGGCTCAAGCATATATTAAAAAACAGATTAAAAATAAGCATCACGGAAGTAATAACGCAGGCGAGCCAGTTATAATCTTTGACGATGGAAAGGACAAGGGAGTAGAAATAATAAGTACTAATCCTAACGGTCAGGATGACAAGTTCATAAACTTAAACCAACAGATACAAGACGAAATATTTACAGCTCACGGAGTAGATGCTTCTGTATTTATTAAAACCATAGACACAGGCTTTAGCAATAACGCAGACGAGTTAAGGGTAGCAATAGAGGCTATGAATAGTAGTTACATTGAGCCTAACCAAAGAATGTACGAAAAGCTATTTAATGACTTTGTTGTTTTGTTAGGAATGCCTAGCGGTCTTAAAATAGAAAAGATAGCACCAATTAAGGTACAAATTTCAGAGAGTACTTTAGTTTCTGTATTAACTACTGACGAGATAAGAGAACTTGCAGGATACAAGCCTTTAGAAAAGCCTTTAGAAAAGAAAACAGAGCAAGTATTTAGCAATGACGAATTAGAATTAGCATTTAGTAAAATAGGTTATACAGATGACCAAATAGAAGTTATAGAAGTATTTGACATTGATTATAACCCTTTCGACTTTGCGGATATGTCGCCAATAGATAGCCAAGTTATAGACATTATTAAAGCAAACCCTAAAGTAACAGTAGAGGAGATAAGCGACCAAGTAGGAGAAACACCTAGCGAAGTTCAAAAGAGAATAGATAGACTGGTTAAGAATGGATTGTTAGACCTACAGAAAACTAAAATAAAAGTAACAGAGGAAGGGGAGCAGGAAGTATCAGAACTTATCACAGTTTACAAATACCAAAAGAGAGCCGACATAAGCGGTAGCGAAATAATCGCAGGCACTAGAGATTACTGTAGAGATATGTTAAGTAGGGATAAGAGTTACACTAGACAGGAGCTTTTAGGAATGGTTAATGATTTCGGGCAAGGTACATTTACACATCGAGGGGGATGGTGGAATAGGAACGGAAACAGAGTACCCTACTGTAGGCACGTATGGTCTGCACGTACTGTCAAACTTAAACAAAATGCTTAGTAGTTACCAAAGGTTAAAATTTAAAAAGGAAGCAGCACAGAAAGCAGCAGAGGAACTTAAAGAAGATATAGAGTTTATTATTATGCGACCACACACAGCAAGAGCAAAGAATATAAGAAGGGAAGTAAAAGAAAAACACAATGGCTAGAACACTATTAATAGATATGGACTACATAAAACAGAACTCGATTCTAGATGAGAATGTAGACGAACGCCTAATGGTAGATGCTTTGTGGACTGCTCAAAGGGAGTATATTTTACCTATTCTAGGTACTGACTTATTTAATGACATTATAACCAAAGCAGCAGCAGGAACGCTAGCAGGGAATGACTTAGTATTAGTTAATACTTATATAGCACCTTGCTTATTAAAATACTTAGTTTTTGAAATGACTCCTATCCTAGCATACAAATACAGGAATAAGGGAGTAGTACAACAGAACTCAGAGAATAGTCAAGTAACATCCTTTGATGACCTTAACCACTTGTTAAACAGATGGAGAGATAAAGCGGAGATGTTTGCAAATGATATAATTAACTACCTATGTGCTAACTCTACATTGTTTCCTTTATATACAAGTAACTCAGATGGCGACGACATTATACCTAGTAACTCTGCTTTTACTGGTGGGTTATATTTAGGTAACGGAAAGTCTAGAGGAGGCTTTGACTACCTTAGAGATTGCTGCGATTAAAATATGGGAAAGAATAAAGTAAAAAAGTTTAGTATAGTAGACAGAAAGCTAAGAAAGTTTAGAGATGAAAATAACGTACAACCAAATAATAAAACAATTCGAGGACTTCGCAACAGCTCACAGACAGATAAATGAGTTCGGCAATGGCGACCTTTGGGAAATTGTACAGCACGATACGTTATTAAAGGACTATAATTATCCTTTGTTATTTGTTCAGGATAGTCCTGCAAGTATTGGAGATGGCTTTATAACTAACGGTTTTAACATCTTAGTAATGGATAAGGCAAACGAGGGAACGGTTGAAACAGAGGTTAAAAGCGACACCTTATTAATCTTATTAGATACTATTGCATACTTTGAAAAGCTATATACAGATAACTGGAAATTTGTAAGTATAGAAAAGACAGGAAGTATCTCTAGCTTTACCGAAAGATTTGACGACACATTAACAGGATGGACAATGTCAATAAGCCTTAAACAACCACTAGCATACGACGAATGCCAAATACCACAAAATTAATAAATAAATAAAATGACAAACTCAGGAGAATTAATTGCCATAAATGGCGTAGTAATTATTAACGATGCAGCAGAGAATGTAGTAAATGCAGACTCTTATTACGTAGCAGAGGACACAGTAATAGCACGAATAGAAATTAACGGAGATGACACGACAGATGTTAAAGCTAATTATATTTCTACCCCTGCCACAGCAGTAAAAGGAGGTATATTAATAACGCCTCAAAGTGGCGATTACTTTAGTGCAATAACTTTAACTAGTGGCTCTGTTGTAGCTATCTTAAAATAGACTATGCACGGATACGGATATGGATATAAAAACAGCTTAGTAGTAGGTGCAGGAGGAGGAGGAGGCTCTTATCTAGTGGACAACTACTCTCCGTATGTAGCTTATGACTTGCGTAAAATTTCAAGCGCAGCAACAAACTCTATTAGAGTAAGAAGGTCAAGCGATAACGCAGAGCAAGATATTGGATTCAACGGAGATGCTTTAGACGAAACAGCATTAACTACATTTTGTAGTGGTACAGATGGTTTTGTTACTACATTCTATGACCAAAGCGGAAACTCTTTAGATGCTGTAATGACTACAGCCTCTAGCCAACCACGTATTTGCTTAAATGGCGTTATTGATTTAGTGAATAGCAAACCCGCTATTTTAGGCGATGGTGTTAACGATAGCTTAAGGGTTACGGGGTTAGTTGGTTCTTTGCCTAATACCCAATTTGCACTTTATGATAAGGTGGGAACGTCGGGGTATTTTGGGTCATTTGGACTTACAAGTGGTATTACTGGTTTTGGCTTAGGTAGTACAGGCTCAAGAATATACCAAAATGGTGGAGCATTCGGACCTTTTTCAGCTTTAAACACACAGGCTTTATTAATGATGAAATCAACAGAGCTAACAACTTCAGACTGGAAATTTTATGAGAATGGCAGCGTAATAACTAACAGTGGCGAAACTATAGGAACACTTACCTATAATAGAATAAGTTTATTTGATAGACCTAATAATGTTAGTAGATGTAATATGTATCTTCAAACATACTTATTATTTAATTCGGATGAGTCAGTTACGAACAGGGTAGCTATTCAAGACAATATAAACACTTATTATTCAATTTATTAATATGATAGTTTTAGGATATAAATTTTTAACAATAGAAGATTTTAATACTTCAAATGCTTTGTGTAATAAATATTACGGCATACCTGTAAATGATACAGACACAACAAGAAACTGGATAGCTTACTCAATAAGTTATACTGTATCTAATGAGATTGATTTTTACTTTTGGGTAGGCAATGAAACTATTATTTTAGGTTCTCCTACAGAGTTTGAAGTTAGAGAGAAAACAGAACCAATACAAATGAAATAAACACATAGAGGATGGATGGGATGGAGTTGGCGTTTAATACTAAAGATGTTATATACATAATCGGTTTTGTAGTTACTGGGCTTAGTGCTTGGTTTAAAGTGAAGATAGACAAAGAGAAGATGAGCAATGAAATTTTTATACTAGAAAAGGAAATGCTAAAATGCGATGAACAATTCAAACACGAGGTTTTAAATGCTAAGAATGGCAGGAGAGCTACAAAAAAGGAAGCTATGGAATATATCGACAAAGCAGAAAGTACACTACATTCAAGAATAGACAGAGTACGAGATGACAACTTAAAGAGCTACGATAAACTAGAACTTAAAATAACTGAACTAGATAAGAAATATGATGTATCGACTTTGGCAATTATTACAGCAATTCAAAACAGTAAAAATGTATAGATTTAGTTCAAGGAGTTTAAGCAGATTAGAATACGTAGAGCCTATTCTTATAGCTATTTTAGAGGAGGCTATAAAAGACTCTCCTTATGATTTTGGAATACCTAGAGATGGAGGCTTTAGAACCTTTCGCAGACAAGAGGAGCTTTACGCTAGAGGTCGAACAACAGAACAATTAATCGAAAAGGGAATAACAGACTTAGAAGGTAGACCCGACAAAAGTCGTATTACTTGGACTCTTAAAAGTTACCATATGACAGGCAAGGCATTTGACATTTACGCTTATGTAGATAGGAAAGCAAGTTGGGATATGAAGTACCTAGAACCTATCGCACGACATTTAATAAGAGTAGCATCTAGCTATGGCATTGTTCTTAACTGGGGTTACGACCTTTGGAAAAAGGATGGCGCACATTTTCAAATAGATTAACAACTAAAAAAAACAAAATGAAACGATTATTCAAAACAGGAATAGTAACAACTTTAATGGGGTTAACAATTATATCAATAGCTATATGTTTATACGTTAGTAAACACCACACCGAAACAGAAGCAGGAGCAGTAGCTGCTTTAGGTTTATTGTTATTAAGGTCTAACGATTCGCTAATAGGGCTTAAAAAGAAATGAGAATACTAATACTTTGTATTTTTTTAATCTCCTGCAATGCACAAAATAGACTTAATAGAAAAGTAAAGAGAGCAGAGAACTACGCTTATAAACACGGACTAGTAATTAAGGATACTGTCCGGGTAGTTGATACTGTTATAGTGGATAATTATATACACGACACTACAGCGACTATAATAAAGCACGATAGCACTATAGTAGTGAATAACGAGAAAGTCTTTCTAAGGTACTTTTATGACACCCTAAGACAAGAGATATACCACGAAATAGAGTGCAAAGGAGACACTATAATTCGCGAGGTATTAGTTCCAGTAGATAAGGTCAAAGTAATAGAAAAGGATAACAGATATATGATAGTCTTAATTGTCTTGTTATCTGCTTTGTTCTTTGTAGTTCTTAGGAGAAATTATGTAAGTTAATATTTAGTATATTTACGCAAATTTAAAACTATGCAGCATAGAAATACTACAAGACTAAGACTTAAAGACGACGAGCTAGACCTTATCCAGAAATACAGAAGGATAAAAGAAGAAAGTATAGCAGCAGGGATTAATCCTGACGATGTAAAACACGGATGGCTCAAGACAGACAAGAGTAGTTTATTCTTTAAAAACCCAAATTTTAAAACAGAAGAAAAGAATAAGTTTGCTGAGGACTTAATAGAGGAGCTTAAACAATACTCTCCAAAGTATCCTACTATAAAACGGAGTAAGTCAGCAGATGGGCATTTATTGGTATTAGACCCTGCCGACATTCACGTAGGTAAACTATGTTCTATATTAGAAACTGGTAAAGAGTATAACCAACAGATAGCAGTTAGACAAGTAAAGGAGGGCGTACAAGGAATACTAGATAAGTCTAGCGGCTTTAATATAGATAAGATTAATTTCATTGCAGGTAACGATATACTGCACACAGACACACCCAAAAGAAACACGACAAGTGGAACTCCACAGGATACAGATGGAATGTGGTACGAAAATTTCTTAAATGCTAAGAGGTTATACGTTGAGATTATTGAGCAACTAATACAAATAGCAGATGTACACTTTACATTTAACCCCAGTAACCACGATTATATGACAGGGTTCTTTCTAGCGGATGTAATTAAAACACATTTTAGACATTGTAAAAATATAACTTTTGACTGTAGTATCTCACATAGAAAATACTTTAAATACTATAAGAACTTGATAGGTACGACTCACGGAGATGGAGCAAAGAACCAAGACTTACCATTATTAATGGCTACTGAAAGACCTATTCTCTGGAGTGAAACAGATTACAGATATGTATATACACACCACGTTCACCATAAAAACGCAAAGGACTACATAGGTGTAACTGTAGAAAGTTTACGAAGCCCAAGTCCTGCTGATAGTTGGCACGATAGAAATGGATATATATCTAAACAAGCAATAGAAGGGTTTATACATCACAAAGAGAATGGGCAAATAGCTAGACTAACACACTACTTTAAATGATACGAATAGAACTATCTGACGATGAAATAGAATACAGCACTTACTTTCCTATTAGAGATGCTCACGACTTAATGTATAGCTTTGAGGAAATGGTTAGAATGTACACTAAAGCAGAAATAGAAGTAGATACTTACATCCTAGAGAGGGCAAAAGAAATACATATTAAAAAGAATAATTAAAATAAAAGACTTATATTTGGGCTTTCATAGTTTAGGTTTAGTTTTGGAAAGAGAGTTAACATTCATTTGTTAGCTCTTTTTTTTGTGCCTAATTAAAATAACTGCTTTAAAATTTTTTTATTCCAAAAGTTCTATTTAATATTGTTGAAAACTTTAAAACTATAACACTATGAAAAATACAATTTTAAAATTCGGAAAGTACAAAGGGCAAGATTTTTACTCAACTCCAAAGTCATACCAAAATTGGCTAATTAGTCAAGATTGGTTTAAAGCGCCAAAACAGGCAGCAGATTTATGGAATGTAGTTGTCGTTTTTGAGCGTGAATATGCTATGGCTACTGGTTGCAAAAGCGAAACATTACATTATAATTTGTCTTTTGAAGATGCTAAAGACCTTAAAGAAGTTGAAAGCTACAATATTTATGACGGGGTAGATTATTATACAGTAACACAAGTAAAACAATAACAAAACAAATAGGCGCTATTAATTTAGTGCCTTTTTTTATTTCTAAAAACTATAAAACTATGGAAACATCTTTTAACAAAATTTGCAAAAGTATTGCAACACTTAAAACAGAGTCTCAATGTGAATCTATTGAGGCAATGATTAAGACCTTCAAAGATAAGTACAAAAGAGAAGGACACGAGTACGCTTACATATTGGTAGGCGCTTTATTAATGGCTAAGACTTTAAAATTTAAACAATGAAAGTAAAAGGATTAACAGTAATCAGTAAAAAAATAATCACAGATTTTGGATGTATAGATATGTCTGACGCTATGCGATTAGATATGTTAGGGATGGAAATTGATTCTAAAACACATACTTTAGACTCGTTAAAAAAGACATCTGCATTTAGTTGTGCATTTATGAACTTTAATCTTACTGACGAATATTTAACAGATTTATTAACTTTTCAAAAAAATATAAAATGAAAAGAAAACTAACCCACTCACTTTACGAAATGCAGAAAGTACAGAAAGACCTTTGGGAAGTATTTACAACCGACTACTGGGATAATGGAACTTATACAGTAAAGGAACTTTCACACCACTCAACAGAACGTGAAGCAATAGAACAGAAATTAATTAACAAACATAAAAACATAAACAAATGAAAGAACTACTAAACATTCAAAGCGAATTAAAAGCACCTAAGAGCCAATATAATAACTTTGGTAAGTATAAGTATAGAAACTGCGAAGATGTCTTAGAGGCTCTTAAACCACTCTTAAAAAAGAATAAATGTGCTTTGTATATATCCGACAATATACTAGAGGTCGGAGGATTGGTATTTGTAGAAGCAATAGCAACTATACAAAACGAGAAAGGACAAGACGTATCCGTATCTGCACAGGCAGGAATTAACCCAAATAAAAAGGGAATGGATATAGCGCAGTCTTTCGGTAGCTCCTCCAGTTATGCGAGAAAGTATGCCCTTAACGGATTGTTCTTAATAGACGATACTAAAGACGCAGACACAGAAGCACCTCAACCCAAGCAAAAAGAAAAGATAACAAATGGCGACCTTTCGGGAATGATGTTAAAAGCTAGTATAGGAGATTTAAGGACTATAATAAAAGACTTTGCCCTAACAAAAGAGCAAGCAGAAAAGGTAACAGAATTAGGTAAAAAATTAAAAACTAAATAAGATGGAAACTATTTTAAGAACTGAACTAGACACAGCAGACAAAAGAATAATAGTATTAGAGAGTACTATTGAAACTTATAAGCGTATTATAGCTGCTTTAGATGAACGAATAGAACTAATGGAGCGAAACCATAAGTTTGAATTAGAAAACTTTTATACTAAAAACTCTGAACTATGAAAATAAGAAGCAGCGCACTAGGTAAAATTATGACAAACCCTAGAAAGAAAACAGATACATTGTCAGCAGGATGTAAAACGTACATCAAAGAATTAGTAAAGGAAGATTTATTTGGTTATAAAACCACAATAGATTCTAAGTACCTGACTAAGGGAATAGACTTAGAAGATACTAGCATAGACCTTTACAACGAGGTACACAATACTCTATATCTAAAGAATACAGAAAGGCTAGAGAATGAGTTTATAACTGGAGAATGCGACATTAACGCAGAGAACAAAATAATAGATATAAAGACCTCTTGGAGTTTAGAGACATTTCCTGCTGCTCCTGAGGACATAAATAACAAAGACTACGAATGGCAACTACGTTCTTATATGTGGCTCTACGATAAGCCTAAAGCAGAACTAGCCTACTGTATGGTATCAACTCCTGACTACTTACTAAAAGATTGGGATAATTATAAGATACACAAAGTTGATAAGTTCGACCCATTTCTAAGAGTTACTACTATTTCATTTGAACGTGATACAGAAAAGGAGCAACTAATAAAAGAGCGAGTAATAGAATGCGGTAAATTTTATATTGAGTACAGGGATTCTATTTTAAACAAGCAATTAATACTAAGCGAATGAGAAAAGAGGATAGATTTAAGCCTTACATTTACAAGGTCTATAATAGTAGTGGAAAGCTAGAGGAGTATAGCAGGTATTACAGAACTAAAAGAGAAGCTGTATACTGGTATAAGACTCAAGGCAAATGGCTAGAAAAACACCTCAACAGAAAACTAATATTAATCGACACAGATATAAACTTATTCACTTATGTACCACGCGCACTACTTAACAGATAAAGGGGTAAAAGCCTATTTAAGAACAATAGACGAGGAAGTCTATAGAAAATATAAACAAATGTATTTAAATAGAGATAAGCACATAGAGAATATATGCAGGATAGTATTTAACTATTTTGATGTGCCACTAGAAATAATTAAGAAAAAGAACAGACAAGCTCAGCTAGTAAGAGCTAAACAATTTACAGCCTATTTTCTAAGGCGAGAAGTAAACAAAACATCGTTAAGCGAAATAGGTAAAATATTTGACCTAGACCACGCTACTATATTACATTCAATAAATAAGATAAAAGGAGTTATAGAAGTAGACAAAGAATATAGAAACTATCACAATGAGTTAAGCTCTAAGATGATGGAATTATATAAATAAAAATAGTATATTTGTAACCAATTAAAAATTAAATTATGGATTTAGAAATAAAAGGAACTCTAACCAAAATAGGAGAAACAGTAACAGGAACTGGAAAGGATGGCACGCCTTGGCAGAAGCTAACTTACACAGTAGAAACAGACCAAACGTATAACAACCTATACGCTTTTGAAGTATTCTCACAGGAGAAGGTAGAACAATTTAAGAAGTACAACGTAGTAGGTACTAAGGTAAGCGTAAAATTTAACGTCAGTACAAATGAATGGAAAGGTAAATATTTCACGACATTGCAGTCTTGGAGATGCACAAAAGACGATGCTCAGACTACAGAGAAAGAGACTGTACAAGCTACGACAGAGGATGACTTACCCTTTTAGGAAGGTAATAGGTTTATTTTTAAGCAACGGATACAAAATAAAATAGCTTATATTTGTACAACTTAGATAAATAATTACAATAGATATATGTAGGCAGGTACAAAAGGTCTACAGTAATATACTAATAAATTGAACCCTTTAACGGTTAGTAGAGTTGTACCCTCGAACGCTGTTAAAGGGTTTTTTTATACACAATATTATGGCAAAAGACTTACCTTATTTTAAGTTCTTCTGTTCCGAGTGGAACGATGGAGATATAACCCTAGAAGATTACGAGATACAAGGATTATTTATTAATATCTGCTCCTATTACTGGAGTAGTGGTTGCGAAATTTCACTACAAAAACTAAAAAAAAGATTCAGAAATCAGGATAAAAACATAAATTATCTGTTAAAAACTGAAATAATTAAGAGAAAAAATAAAAATATTTCTATAAATTTTTTAGATGAACAATGGATTGAAAGACAAACCAAAAGCAGTAAGAACTCAGCAGCAGCAAAGGCTAGATGGGATAAGCAAACGCAATGCGAACGCAATGCGAACGCATCAGAAATGCAATGCGAAAGTGATGCCATTAAGATAAGAGAAGAAAAGAAAAGAAAAGATAAGATAAGAGAAGAACTTTTTAGCTCTCAAGTTTGGAAGGAAGGAATAGCTAAACTAAATAAATGTAAATTAATTGAGGTAGAAAAGTTTTTAGTTATATTTTTGGAAGGTCAAGAATTAGACGATAATTTAGACAGAGATTTACAGGAGGTTAAAAAACACTTTAGAGCGTGGTTTTCAAAACAAAACTTTAAATCTAATAAACCAAAAAGAACTATAGCACTATGAACAACTTTATAGAATGGAATACTCTTAACTTTAAAAAGGATAAAGGACAAGAAAAGATACGCTGTCCTGAGTGCGATAACTCTAGGAGCGACAAAACAGACAAGAGCTTACAAATTAATCACAATGGAGGATATGGTAAATGTCATTACTGTAGTGCTTTAACTTTTAGAGATAAGAACGAATACGAGCCAAAGGTAATACTACCTAGTCAAGACTGGCAGAACTTTACTAAACTATCTGAGGGGATGGTTAAATGGGTAGAGAATGAAAGAGCAATAGGACAGCACTCACTTATTCAGTTAGGAATAACAGAAGAAAAACAATACCAACCACAACTAAAAAAAGAATGCAGTAATATTGTATTTAATTATTTTGAGGGCGATACTGTAGTAAACAAAAAATATAGGTCAGCTCAAAAGAACTTTACACAAACAGCAGGAGGTAAAAGCATATTCTATAATATTAATTCTGTAGTAGGAGAGTCTGAGGTTTGGATAGTTGAGGGTGAATTTGATGTTTTAGCTCTGCATCATATAGGTATAAAGTCAGCTATAAGCGTTCCTAATGGAGCAAATGACAATGACGAATACTGGAAGAACTCAGAGAAGTATTTAAAAGATGTAAAAAAGTTTATTATAGGAGTAGACAACGACACAAAAGGAAACGAGCTAAAGGATAAAATAGCACATAGACTAGGTAGGTGGAGATGTGAATATGTAGAATGGAAAAACAAAGACGCAAACGGAGATTTACAAAAAGGAGTATTAAAACAATCTGTAGTAAATAGAAATAAATTCCCAGTAAGTGGAACGGTTACTATTTCAGATTTAAAAAATGAAATATTTGACTTTTATAATAACGGACTACCCGAAACAATCAAACCAAAAGCAGAATGTTTTAAAGATATAAACAGCTTTTTTAGTTTAATGCGTGGACATCTTTGTACAGTTACAGGAATACCCTCACACGGTAAGTCTGAGTTTACAGAATGGTATGTTATGAACTTAGTAAAAGACTTTAAAATGAAAGCTAGTTTCTTTACTCCTGAACACGCACCATTTGCACTACATCAAACTAGGTTTATTCCTAAAGCAATAGGAAAACCATTTTGGAAAAGTCAAGACAATAGAATAACTCCTGCGGATATTGAAAGGTATGTAGCTTGGGCAGACCAAAAAATATACTATACTATGCCAAACTCAGGAGAGGTCGCAGACTGGAATTGGATACTAGATACTTTTAAACAGCAGATGTTTAGCTATGGAGTAGATATATTTGTTATAGATGCTTTTAACAAAGTAGTCGGAGCATCTGACAAAAAAGATATAGACGCAGTATTAACTAGGCTTACAATGTTTGCACAAACTAACAATGTTATAATAATGTTAATAGCACACCCTACAAAGATGCGAAAGGAGGAGGATAATACTTTTAGCGTTCCTACGCTCTACGATGTTTCAGGTAGTGCAGACTTTAGAAATCAGACTCACGATGGTTATGTAATACATAGAGACTTTAACGATAACTCTGTAATGTTTCAAAACCTAAAGACTAAGTATAATTTTCAAGGCGATATAGGTAAGAATTGCTTTTTAAATTATGACATACCTACAGGCAGATATTATACAGCAGGGGGTTACGTTCCTACATTTGATTTAACAAAAGATTTTGATAGTCAAGAAAAACAACTATCTTTAAAACCAAACGCAGACTTTGACTTTTTACCTAATGAGGATGAGCTAGAAGATTGCCCATTTTAAACTACATAAAAACAAATAAAACTATGGATGAAAAATTAACTATTGATTTAATAAACAAGGAATTTAAAACAGACCTTGCTTTAGTTAATTATGAGTTTTGTGATTATGACGCAGAAGATAAAAACTACATTGTTGAGGTAAAGAATAGAAAAGAGTTTTACAAAGAAAAATTAATAGAGTGCATAAAGTTGTTTAAAAACTTTCAAAACTCACAGATTAAAAACAAAGATTTTTTATACATTGTAACAGATGAGCAAGGGGTTTATATTTTTAACATATCAAAAAAGATAGATACAATAATCTCAAGTAAAATATATAAAACACTACAGCCTGAAACAACAGAATTTTATAAGACAAAGAAAATAATTAAATACGTTTACTTTTTAGATGTGAAACTTTCAAAACAAATAAAACTATGAAACTATTAAAACAATGCTCCTTAGATGGAGTAACAAGACGAAAAGACAAGAGCTTAAAAATTTCTTTTATTACAACTATGGAGCAATCCAGTAATGAATTAATGGAAATAGATAAACTACTAGACACAAACGGAATATTATACTACAAAGATAGCGAAGGACTTTCTACAGATGAAATAAACCAAATAGATAAGGTTGTACTAGACAAACCTAACGGAAAGACTCAGAGCGAAAGACTAAGAAATGTATTATATTTATATTGCAAACAGAAGATAGGTAAAGAGCCGACAAAAGAACAGTTTGCTGAGTTCTATCAAAAGTACACAGAGAAGTATATACAGTATATTAAAGACCAGTTAAATTAATGAAGTACAATAATGATTTTAAATATGACTTAGAAGTAGGGCAAGTAGGGGAGAAGTATCTAGGCAATATATTACAGTCAAAAAAGATAGAAGTTAAAACAGATTTACAAGCTCACAAGACTGGTAACATATTTATAGAGTATTACTCACGAGGTAAGTCCTCAGGAATATCTACAAGTGAAGCAGATTTTTACGCTTTTATATTGTCAAATGAAAAGATAGTGCTAATTAAAACTACAGAGTTAAAAACTATTTGTAGGAGATACATAAACACAAAGAGAGATATTAACGGAGGAGATTCTAACACCTCAAAAGGAATACTATTACCAATTAAAGAATTATTATTTTAATGAGATGTAAAGTTTGTAAAGATAAATTCGAGCCTAAGTACTTTCTCCAAAAGACTTGTTTTGACCCTAGCTGTATTTTAGAATACAAAAACAAAGTAAAAGCCAAAGAGTGGAAGCAAGAAAAGAAAGTTTTAAAAGAAAAGCTAAAAACTAATTCAGACCACGTTAAAGAGTTACAAGTAATATTTAATAAATTTATTAGAGCAAGAGATAAAGACAAAGGATGCATAAGTTGTGGAACTAAACTAACTGGTAAGTATGACGCAGGGCATTATTATTCGTGCGGCTCTTATCCTGAGCTAAGATTTAACGAGGACAATGTTCACGGTCAATGTGTTCATTGTAACCAATGGAAACACGGTAATTTAATAGAATATACAAAGAGGTTGCCTTTAAGAATAGGAGAGGTAAAATTTCATAGCTTAGAGGTTAAGGCACATATAAAACAAAAGTACTCTATTCCTGAGTTAATATTGAAAAAAAATTATTATAAAGAGTTAATTAAGTCAATGAAATAGTTTATATTTACAATCGTAGCGAAGTCTAATTAACTTCTGCAAAAGGTTCTACATTCCTGCTACGATTCTTTAATAATGTAGGTAAAATGTAAAATAAAATGCAAGAAAAAGAAGTCTGGAAAGACGTTAAAAATTACGAGGGATTATATCAGGTTAGTAATCTAGGTAGAGTTAAAAGCTTAAGGTTTAATAAAGAAAAGATAATGTCTGGTAGACCTGATGGAAGTGGTTACTTATTAGTTCCGTTAAGAAAAGACAGTAAGACACTAACGAAAAAAATACATAAACTAGTTGCTATGGCATTCTTAGGTCACATCCCTAATGGTCATAAATTAGTAATCGACCACATAGATAACAATAGATTAAACAATAATCTTAACAATCTACAAGAGTTATCGAATAGAGACAACTGTGTCAAGAACACAAGCAGAGGTCTCAGTAAATATGTAGGGGTTAGTTGGATGGTTAAGAATAGAAAATGGGTTTCAAAAATATATATAAATGGAAAACAAATATACTTAGGGTCATTCATTAAAGAAATAGATGCACATAAAGCATACCAAAATAAAATTAAACAATTAAAACAACTATGAAAGTAACAGATAAAATAACAATTACCAACGAGGATAATATGCAGCTAATGTCAAGATATGAAGATAATCACTTTGATTTAGCTATTGTTGACCCACCTTATGGGATAAAAAGAGATGGACAAGAAGAAACTTTTACTAAAAACAGAAAGCACAAAAGAAAGCATCATAAACAAAAACAATGGGATTCTGCAAGACCAAATAAAAAATATTTTGACCAACTTAAAAGAATATCAAAACATCAAATTATATGGGGTGCAAATTATTTTGTTGAATTTTTAAATGATAGTACAATGGGGTGGATTTTTTGGTATAAAGGTCAACAAGGCTTATCAATGTCAGATGGAGAAATAGCTTATACATCCTTTCAAAAAGCAACAAGACAAATTAATATTAATCGGGGTTATATTGCTAAAAATGGTGGAAGCATACACCCAACACAAAAACCCGTTAAATTATACGAATGGCTTTTAATGAACTACGCAAAAGAAGGAAACAAAATACTTGACACGCATTTGGGAAGCGGTTCAATTGCGATAGCTTGCCATAATAGAGGCTTTGAATTAACAGCGTGCGAATTAGATAAGGAGTATTACGAAGCAAGTATTAAGAGAATAAACCAACAGATAGCACAGCAAAGATTATTCTAATGAAGCAGCTAGACCTATTAAAATACATTGATAAAATTAACCCGCCAAAGAAACTAATTGCTAAAGATTACGTTATCAAAAATATTAAACAAAAAAAAGTATTATATTTACAGACGTGAACGAAAGTTTTATAAAAGAAAAGAGGCAAGTAATAGAAACAGCTTGTAAGAATATCTGTAAGCATTCTGACATTTGGAAAGACTTAGCGCAGGAAGTAAACATATATTTTTTAACTAATGAGTTACCTAATAACCTCAACAAAATAGATGGCTTTATATTCGTGGTAGCTTATAAGATGTTTCACTTGTCAGGTAGCGAGTTTAACCGCTTGCACTTTGACAATGTATTAAGAGAATCTACAGAGCTAGACTATCTTAAATTAAAAGATATTCCGTATATTAGTGAGAATGTTTATAAGGAGTACCTAGAGCAAGTTAAACAACTGGATGAAATGGAGCGTATTTGGGTAGAGGAGATAGTTAAAAGAAACCTATCTATAAAACTATTCTCAGACCACACAGGAATACACAGAGCCACAGCTAAGGAACGAATGGAAAGCATATACAATAAATTAAGAAAGCAAAACAAATGAGCATAATAATAATTTCGATACTGGTAATACTTGGATGGACTAGCCTTTTTAAACAAACCTTTACAACTAAAGAGGGTTTTAGATACGTTTACAAACCAATAAGTAAAATACTTTATGCTTTAGACTTTAAACCTTTGAGCTGCGCTTACTGTCTTTCTTTTTGGTTTGGGTTGGTTTTATCTATAGGCTCTTTAGATATTAGCTATATGGTTATATTTTTATACTTTGCAATAAATAGAGATTAATGGACTACAGAGAATTAAAATGGGGAGCTTTAAAAAGCTATGGAACTAAGCTAGGGATAAACACCAAAGGAATGACTAAAGAAGTCCTCTTAGAGTGGTTAGATGCTATGCCTGATGTAGCACACGGAATAGAGGAGCTAACACCTTTTACAGGCATTAAACAAAACCACCCATTATTCGAGGAGATAAAAGACTATTTACCATATTTAAAAGCATTTAAGAAACTAAAAGCAGTATCTAGGGCAAGGGAAGTAAACGAGGCAATAGCTACTTTGTTTATTAAATACATAGAGGAGCAGAAAAATATACGTATTAATTTAGGATGTGGCAGATGTGTTCACAGCTATTACGAAAGAATGATAGCAGGATATAACAAGTTAGTTGATGAGTATGGAGGAGGAGAACGTATATAACTATTACCTAGAGATTAAAGAGGATGGTAACCTTTATATGGTAACAGAGTATATGAATGGTTATATTACAGAATGGTCAGCAAATGCCACAATAGAAGTAAATGACGAAGTATATTTTATTAACCTATATGAAGATTAAGCTAAAAGAAATATGAAAAATAAAATGACAAAAAAACAAGCACATAATTACTTATATTTATTATGGGAAACTGGAGAAGTACCATCTAATTTCACAGAAGACCATACAGAATATCATAGAGCTATTGAGCAAGTAATGAATTTAGGTTATTTGTTATGGGAAGATTTTTTCGATTAATAACCCTACTTAACAAAGATGAAGATTAAGCTACCATAGTAACAAAAGCAAACCAATAGTTACAGAAATAGCTACTATAGTATTAAACCAAAACAAAGATGAAAGAGATAGCATTATTTAGTTGGGTATTAGCACTGTTTGTTATTTGCTATATTGTATTAAAAAAAAAGTATGAAGATTAAACGTAAACACTATAAAGCCCTACAGTATGCCTCACTTATTCAGAGGTGGAAATACTTGCCCAGTAACTTTATATTTGAGGTAGTACAAAATAGCGAGGTAAACGAAATAATGTTAAACAGAAATAGAATAGAGAGGAATGATAAAAGATTTTGAAGCAATGGACTGGAGCAAAGAATACACATACAAAGATAGAAAGATATACATTAGCCACGAGACTAAGAAGTATATTATCTG